CTTCGACAGCCTTTGGCTTGGAACCGAAAAGTTCTTGTTTGGATTTAAGATTTCCAACTTCATCTGAAGAAGGATTTTGTAAGCTGTGTTTTTCAGCTTCGTTTAAGAGAATTTGTTCGTAGATATCAGAAAGAGGATTTTTCATGAGTAATTTTATTTATCTAATTTTATTAATTTTTACAGGTTGGATCAAAATATTTTGCAACCGATTTCAAATTTGTCCATAGTTGTTCAGACAAACGGTTGATTACTGCATTGGTTACAATTTCGTTTTGTCCTAGTTTTAAATCTTCTTTGACATAAGTTGGTTCAGCATAGCTCTTGCAACCTTGGATTTCATAGAAGAGAGAATTTCTAAACAACTCGATGTTGTCCCATAAACGATGGAAAGATTTTAAATATACCCATGGCTGAATATATTCTTCTTTGTCAATTAAAATCGAATCCAGACTCCATAAATTAAATGTCGAGTAATTTTCATAAGATAGCTCATCGATTGTCATTCGGTCTATAATTTTTAAAATTGTATTATTCAAAGTAACATAAATGTTTCTGTTCTTGTCCTGAACAATACTAGAAAATTTATTCAAAACGCTGTCGTCTACGCAAGGATAGTCATTAATAATGTAATGAGAAAACACGCCGGTTCTAAAATATTTTAAAATACCTTTATCATAGGTAATATAAATCGTTTCGTCATTAAAGTTCGAATTAATTTTTGTTCCTGTGATGCCTTCTGGAAGAGAATATTGAAAAGCAAAGTTTGCATCTTTGTCAAAAACATAAACCTTTGAGTCTTCTGCTAAGCAATGCAAGTTATCATTTGAATCGACACATATACTAATTGGGGGATTGTCTTGAAATTTTGTGCTTTGAAATGTGGCAATGTGCCGACCGTTAATTGTAAGCTTCTTGACACATTCATTTCCAGCATCACAAACCCATACGTTGTTATATTTGTCGATATGTATGTCTGTTGGTTTGTTGAATCCCGTCTTACTATTTGACAAGCCGTATCTGCCCCATGTGCTAAACAACACAAAATCGTTTGTTGTTACATCAATAGAAAATACAGAAACCCTTGAAAGAGTTGAATCCAGTACTGCAATTTTGTCATCCGAAGTTGTTGCAATTCCAGCAATGTTGATAAATTTAAAAACTTTGTCAGCAAAAAAATGTTTGTTTAGCAATGTTGCATAATAGTCATTGTTTAATAAATGCAATTCGCTTTTGTACGCAAGAACTAACATGTCTAAGTTGTTTAATCTTGCTATTCCTGTGTACTTGCACGTTTCGTCTTCTTGTATGCAGTTCCATACATTAAATTCCAAGGGCTCGATAGTCGGAACATGCCAATAATCGTTTCTTCCACATCCAAGTTCATCAACAAGAGAACAGTCTTCCCCAGCCCACGTGACTGCATATTCTTGATCGCACTTCGTATTTTGCCAAGTCGTATACGTAGTTGAACTTCCACACTTTCTTGCAGCCCACTTCCAATCAAAACAATACTTTCCGAGACAAGAACCTTCAGGAGCCGGGGTGGGTTCCAGTCTACCGTTAATTTTATTTGTTGTGTTATAGATTCTTGCGTAGCTTCTTAGTTCTTCTACAGTGTCATTAAATTTAACAAAAATACTATTGATGTTATCTTCCGTTACCCATTCATTTGGAGACAATCTGGGGGCGTAATCTTCTGTCAACACAGAGGGAGAGGAATCGACAGATCTGTATGAAGATTCACTAACTTGGTCGTAATAAGGGACGATTTCGATAAAGTCTTTTAAAATTGTTGTTACGGAACGAGCCTGGTTGTCTTGATCGGTAAAATTTATCGTTGCTGACATTGTAACCGTGCCAACATCTTCATAACTAGCTGTTTTGAAACATAATGTATTAGAACCCGGACTGCATACCTCTGACGCACTAAACACTAACGGTTCCTCGAGTCTTTCAGAGGAAAGAACGACACTCGTGACTGTTATATTAAAACGATCCTCTGCAATGTTATAAAATTTTATTTCTTCCCCAGTCAAATAATAATAACTTGAAGTATAAAACCTACCGATCGGCATTCCAGCTACGACATTTGATTCTGTTAAAACTAATGGAACCGTGCGACATAACCAATCATTCGGAGGCAAATTAATTTCCGTCGACTTATAAACAGAAACTGTTGTGGTAACCGTTGTATCAAATCCTGCAGAACACTTAAACAAAAAGTCATTAATATTGTTTTGATTGTAGTAAGATAAAGGAAAAGAATAGCCAGTTACTCCACCAAAAATAGTGGTTGTATTTTCCCAATCCGGATTTGGTTCCTGCGTGTCAGCAACTGATTCCAACTTCCATCTTGTAGCATAAAAAGATTCTGTTAAAAATGCAGACTGATTATTATTGCTTTGAACAGTAGCTAAGAATCTTGTCGGAGTAAAGTCGTATGGAAGAGATGTAGGATACGCAGACAACTGAGAGACTATGTCATAATTTTCGACAATCGGATATGGCCTAACATCAATAAAATTTCTTAATCTTCCGTTCAACTCACTAGCAGAGCCTGTTATGTGAAAAGTTGAGCAGAAAAAAGGATAAAAAGATATCAATCCGGTTAAATCGTCATATGTGTATATTGGACCAGTTAATTTAATTTTAGAATCCGTTGTCCACAAACTTATTGGATATTGCTTTTCTAAAGCAGGAGAGCTCGTTATAGAAACTGTAGCTGTTCTATTGGTAACGGTACTAACAACTGTGTTCGAAGAACCTCCTTCGATAGAAGATAAGCTGTTGCCTACAAACCAGTTGGCTGTAGAATAGTTAGAAGACAAATTGATCGTTTCTGTATGACCCTCCCCATAAAAATAAACGCCAGAACTTTGAGTATAATTCGTTGAATCAAGAGTTGTTAGTGTTCCATTATATTCGTTAATTCTGAGTGTGGGATAAGCAACAAAATCGGCACTCGGAAAAGAAGAAACGTACTGAGCAGATAGTGTAAATGTTCCGTAATATTCAATCGGATTTAGTGAAGAAACAAACACAGTTATGCTAGAGAGACACTCAGCAGTTCTTTGAAATTGCTGGCAAGTTTGTAAGTCAATCATCGGTCGTCTTGCAGAATTATTAATCGAAAACTCCGCTTGATACCAATCAATTAATTTTAATTCTGGATTTTCTTGATCAACGAGCTTGAAAATTACATCATGAGGAACTGAGGACACTGCTCGATAGAATAGTGTATTGTTCGAAGAGCGCTCGTAATTTGCAAATAAATCCAATGCCATTGGGATTACTTATTAGTCAACTTAAAGAAGGACACTTTCTTATAACCATTCAATGTCAACGAAATCGACATAACCAGGATTAATTTCTTCGACGATTTTTTTTATTTCTTCTTTAACCATGTTTTTTACAATTGGATCGTCCACTGGAAAATTTGCTAGCTTAATTTTATAAAATGGAGATTTCGAGCCAGGCAATTTGTGTTTAAACACTCTGTCTATTTTTTCCACATATTGCGTTAACGGAGTTGGCAGCGACCAATAAATGTCTTCAGCAACTATGTTCGAACGAAGAAATAAAATTAATTCTTCTTCTTGCAAGCAACGATTATAGAGCTTAGCGGATTGTAAGAATCCATTAAAAATCAGAGACGTTGAGCCGATTTCTTTGTTGAATCCATTCTTATAACCAACCGGAGACCCAAAAAACCAAGCCGGTTGTTGTTCAAACGATAAACCGTACCGTCCTTCATGTATAAATGAACTTTTAAGAGAACCGTTTACATAAAGTTTGAATTGTCTGTTTTGATAGGTAACTATAACGTTTTGCCAACTTTTATTATCCCATCCATCTATTGAACAGCTGCAAGTAAAGATACCATAGTCGTTTGCTGTTTTTTCAAAATCTCTTAATGAAGCTTTTAATATCAATTGACGCTTATCAGAAACTGGAGCTAATTTGCCAAAAACTCGTCTGTGATCATAACCCGTGAAGTCTCCTTGGCCAAGGTATTCAAATTTGGCTGGATCTTGCTCAAGTTCTTTGAGAATTTGGTTTCTGTACAAATTATTAACATTAATGGTTTTTTGAAGCTGGCCGTTCATATCCACCATATACAAGACTGCTTCGTCTGCATATTGAATTAATGAGAGCCATTCAAAAGTCTGAGTTGTTCGGTTGTAATGATTAATAAAACTAATATGCTTTATTGAGTGTGCTGTGTTTGTTCCTAGATCTGTTTTAAAAACAAACTTGTCCGTTTCATCAGTAAAGCTTGGATTGAGAACTGTTAGATCATTATTGCCATGCAGAACCCACAAGCGTCCCATCGGATCAATTTGAAAAGAAGAAGCGTCATTTAAAAACTGATAAAACAGTTCATTGTTTTTATATAAGTTGAAGTCTGTTTTGCTTATTGACCACTTTGTTTGTTCATCGAATTTAATATCAATACTATTTTCATCAAATACGAATCCATATTGATCTGTAGCAGAGTTGCTGCTAATAGCAAACACGCTCGTTGAATTTGTTTGTTTTAATGTAGTAGATTTTAAACTAAAGTTGGTATCGAATTGATAAATTCTTTCGGTTGTTATTACCCAAATATCATTATTCTGTCCGCAGAATATCCCAAGAGGTAGTTCCGTTTCCACGAAGCCGAAGTCGTTTGTTTTCGAAGACCTTAAAATTGTTCCTAAGTGATCGATTTTATAAATGGTTCCTGTATTATCGTTGTGACATATTATAATGTTGTGATTTGTATCAACACAAACAAATTTTGGAGTTTTTGCTTCTTCGAGACTGGTAAATTTAGTTAGTGTATCAGTTACTCCCACTCCATTTTCATTAACTATCAAAACGTGACCGTAATTCGTTTCAGGTATAGCGAATAAAGGATAGCTACTCAAACTATCTACAAATACTCCAATGCCGCTGCTCGAAGAAAAGTTCCCAGCAAATTGTGTGGTAGGACAATTTGCCCAATCATCACTACGAACCCAAAATGAAAGAGAAAATTCATCAGGAGTTATTAGCTTTTCATCCCAAGCCATATAACATTCTACGTTGCTAGAGTGTTTGAAGCTTATTAAGTTAGAGTCCACGCGCTGAGGATCTTTAATGTCTGGATATAATTCAGAATTTAAAGCAGGGGAATTGACAGTTACATTTATTTGATTATTAGAAGAATCCACAGAATCTGTTCCCCACTCTGTCAAATTGAAAACTTGATATATTTGTTGATCTGTGCCACTAAAAGAATTTACAATCGTTGCTGCAGTATCTTCCCCGACGTGATAGTATTTGTAAAGCAAGCCAGGTTCTAGTACGAGAGTCGAAGGAACGTCTTCAAAAATTGGATTGTGATTGGTATACGTTGGATATAAAAGATCGCTGACTGCTATGCTGCTGCTAAAGCTTCCAGGGTCATAGTATCTGTCATACCATTGTTGAGTACCATCCAAGCTTCGATACAGCCACGAGCAGAACCACATGCCGTTAGCAATAGAAGAAAGGGCTGGTCCATTATTTGTAGTAACTCCGTAATTTTTTCTGCTTTGAAAAATTCTATCAGAAGCAGCAGGAAACGGTCCGCCGATAGCTCCGTTTTGAATTAACGTGGAAGCAGACAAAAAAATCGATGAACTGTATCCTGGAATATGAAAGTAAGTTTCGTGATCCTTTTTTAAAACGATTTCTGTGTTGTCGCTTTGATACCCAAGAACTAATTTTTCGTTTCCTTGTTCCCGATTTTTAGACAAATAAAGCTTATTGTATGCTCTGTTATTCATTTGTTTATGTAGAAAACGTTCCCGTAGGAGTAAAGTTTGTCTTTAAAGACATTATATTTACATTAACGTTGTCGGGACTATTTATTAATTTTTCTAAGGTAGTCGAGACCAACCAATTGGTAGGAGCAAAATTAGATTCTTGGATTAAAACATTTTTCTTATTGCCAAATGATTCAAATTGATTAAAATATTTTATTCGTTCCATTTCAAGCAACGGTCCTTTTACTAACTCACTTCTTGAGATTGGAACAGCACTGAGCAGATAATTGTTGAGAACTGTGTTGTTCAGCATCGTACCTGTAGCCATCACAGTACCGTCACAACCAGCAGCCAAATATCTGGGCCCTTCTGTAGTGATTGTCTTGAGAGTTAAGGTATCGTTTGAAACATCGACCTCAAACCTTTGACGATTAAGTTGTTCTTCGGTTGTGGCCTTTCTGGATTCGTATACTCGAAACGGATAAGAAGAAGATACTTCTAATCTGTAATCTTTACTAGTTAAAATTTCTACGGTATAATCAGCAACTAAAGCAAAAAACAACGGGGTTTTATTAGTCGAGCTCCACTCAGCATTTCCGTCGTTAATGTTTATATAAGACTCCGAACCTGGTTGCTTCAAATACAGCAAGGAAGGCATCATCGAAACACCTAATTTTATTTGCTGTTGCTCTAAACACGAGCTAAGTTCAACAATATCAGTTAAAAATAAAATATTATTTTTGCTTATTACTGCATCCTGAACGTTAGAAAAAATACTATATTTGTTGTAAGCAAGACCGTTAGAAAATAAAATAGGAGTATCTTTTAATTCTTCGGTTGTTTTGTATGAATAGTTTATTTCAAAACAATCAACTCCAGATAAAGAATTAAAGGATATTGAGCTTGTCATGTATATAATTATTGCTTACTGACTCAGAAAGCTCTAAATTAACTATTACCAAATTTTGCTGCAGTAATGTCTTCCCCTATTTGAAGCAAAGCAGAAAATACTTTTTGATCATTGACGTTATTTTGCAGTAACTTTATTTTGTTGTTTGTTAGACTATACGTTTGAGGCTTAATCGGGCCAACAGTCGTCGAAGCACAATCAGTCGTGCTCGTGGAGCTAGCGTATGCAGTAATGCTTGGATAGAAGGAAAATCCAGTGTTTTTGTTTATTGTATAGATATGCTTCACGTCGTAATTTCTTGGATCGTTTGGGTCGCTAGAAAATACACCAGTATATACAAACGGATCAGAAGTATTAACCGACCATCTCCTTTGAATTAATTGAGGAGAACCGTCACCGAGATCCCAAACAATTTTTTCAATGGGAAAGCTACCGCATTTGGTAAATCTTGCTGTCAGTGTTGCAGAGAGAGGAGAAATCCGATTAAGAGAGTCCGGTTGAGCGGCACTAAGATATGCTACTGGAGAAATTTCTTTAATTTTTATTTTGTTTGCAAGCTTGCTGACTGCAGTGCTACTGGGCCCAACAATAAGAGGAGATTCAAAACAATTTCCAGAAACGCTCTGCCAAGTTTTGCTATATACCTCATTGCATGAAGCTTGTTTCCAAGTAATTGAATTATTTGTCAAATCCCCTACTCCGGTATCACATATTTCTGGAGAATTGCATACGAGCTTATTCCAATTCCAATAAATTCTGCCTCTATCAATTTGCTCAAGTAAATCAAAAACAGGAGCTTGGCTTTCTTCTATTGTTTCCTGTTGATAAAAGATTGTAGGTTGCTGACCTGTATCAACAGATGTGACGTATTGAATTGTAGTCATTGCTGGTTCATAAATTCCAGGCATTACATAAACATGGCAAAAATAAGCTTCATCAAAACCAAGCGATGTTAATAGAACGCTTTCACAATTATAATAATCATTAAAATTAATAGTTCTGAAAACTGTAAGAGCGCTATCTGTTGGTTCTGGAGTGGATACAGAAGACAAGCGAATAAAAGCAAACGGAGCATAACCTACTAAATATCCTTCTTCATCGACCTGTAAATCTGTAAGTTCGGAACTTGTCGGAGAAGGTATTCCGTTGTCCCAACTGTATGTCGAAGGAACGGTTTTAGGCATTACAGGATCGAACGTCGTAATCATATTAGCTTGCAGAAAGAGTTAGTGAATAGAGAGTACTTCCTATTTCATTACTTATAGAGTACTGAACATGGTACAATCCCGTTGCTGTCAAAGTGCCAGTAAATGTTCCGCTCGAATTTACTGATATTTGATTCGAAATTGTTCCTCCATCAATTATTTCATAAGAAGTTGGAGTATTCCAACTGCTAACAGCAATAGAAAATGAACTATCGACTGTTACAGGAATAGCAGAAAGATAATTTGTCAATACAATAGGAGGCATCGTATTTGCTTGGAGCACATGCCTGTTTTCAAAAATTTCGATCGATTCTAGTTCCAAATCTTCCAATCGTTTGAGTTTGATGTTAATGAAAGCAATGTCCTCGTTTGCATCAGTAGCTAAATAAGTTATTCCAAATGTTCTTGTGGTTCCGCTGTAGGACAAACGTCCTTCAATTGGAGTATAAGCACTCAAGGATGTTTCTAAAGTATTAATATCTGATTGCTTAATTGGAAATTCTTTTTCCAAACTGCTGGTATTTAAATCATAATAATATAAAGCAGGAAAGAAATAATTAGCCGTTAATTCTGTAAAGAAACAAGAAACTGCTTTTTCTTGAGGCAAAAACCAAGTTTGTTCAAAACGAAATTTGTTTGAAGAGAGTTCTTTTGAACGAGTGGCATCGGTTGTTATTTCTATTTGTCCAGAAGAGTAATCATATACTACTCTGGATAAAATAAACACGCTGGAAGTGCATACCATTAGAGTGTCGAAAAAGCAATCGATGTCTAATATTTGTTTTCCTGTTAATTGATTGTATATAGTTTCATTGCTTGAAAACTGTTCAAATAAAGCACTCAACGTTTTTGTTGCAGATTTAATCGACCCGTTATTTGTTTTCACCCACAATTCACCAGGAGTATGAGGTCTTTGAGCAATCGAAACTCCACTTAAATTTTTAAATAAACCGTATTGGTTTCCGTAAATGTCACTCACCCAAGCATCTAAAGCCTGTTGGGTTTTGCTTAACTCCTGAGATTCTTGCCAAGCAGAAACATTTCTCACTCCCGTGAAACCGATTGGTTCGTTTGCTTTATCAATCCACTGATCGGCATATGTTCCTCCCCATGGCGAAAACGTATTGGTAGACTCTACTAAACCTAAAGATGTTTCCAGTACATTTGTTTGATACGGAATAAACGTCTGTAAAGTCTTTGTAAGTTCTTTTTTAACCGAACCCGCTAAGCCGTTCGATATTGGAGGCTCTTTAAGCCACTCGTTGCTTTCTTCCCAATCATACAACGTTGGCTGCTCGGAATAAGTCAGCCCTCTGCCTCCAATATGAATTGTAGTATCTTCTGAAATATAAGTTCCAGTCAATTCAGTAGTTTTTGAGTTAGCTACAAAATTTGTGTTTATGTATTGAGATGCTCCAAGATTTTGTACTGTAAAATAAGATCCGCTGTCTTTTTGAGAATATGTTTTATCAAGCGTTGGCAATACAGCAACCGTTGGATAGAATCTGTTTTGTAAATTTAAACTGGAAGCTTCTGTATTGTAGTAGAGAGTTGTGCTTGGATTGTCGGCATTTAAGTTTGGATCGACATTAGATTCAGTTGAAAGTACCCAAACAAAGCTGCTTAAAGCATTGTAGAAAATTTCAACGGGCATGCCGTTCATATTGTTTGATAAAACAATGTCTGTTGCAGTTTGGAATGTAGCTATCAAAGAAAGTATTGCTATAACCCCATTCTTTAATTCCTTTAGATTTAGTTGCAAGAGATTTTTCAGAATCTAAAACTGCCCAATAAGGTTTTGCTCCAACATCGCTTACAGTATAATTCCAACCACTCAAAGTGTGCTCGAGCAATATTGAAGAAGAAGGTGTTTCAAATTCAATGTCTGCCTTTTCTATTGAGTACTGAGGAACAACCGAAAGTTTTGGTATTGTTACGTTCGTATCTGGAAAGGTATAGATGTTTTGATCGTTGTCGACAGCAGTTACTGATATGGAATAAGTTCCAGTTTGAGGAGGTACGAAAGTAAACGAAAAAATATTTTGGTAAATTTTTGTAGATAAAAACGAGCTATATGTGTACGGACTTTCTAGAACATCGACAAGAGCTGGATTTTCATCACATTGTATTTTCCAAGCTAATATTGCAGAAATGCTTTGAAAGGACACCGATGGAACTTGATTCAAGAGCAGCCCAAACAGAGCCTCTATTTTCTGATTGTTGTTCGACAGACACAGTCGACAAATAAAACGACGTCGTGCTTTGAGCTCTTTCAAAATTTAAAAAGTCTCCTGGGTTTAAAATAGTTGTTGATTCTTCGTCGGTTGACACCCATTCCCCAGCATCGTTTTTCTTTGCAGCAATCCATTTGACCTTGGATGTTGCTGTGTTGTAGTATGGATAAAAACAATCACGCGTGTTTTCAAATTTTTTGAATACAGCATAAGGAGGAAAAGGAACATCAACTCTTGAGTCGGCTCTTCTATAAATGTATGCTTTTCCGGGTTCAAGGACCATGGTAGAAACATCACCATTTGCTTTATTCCATGTTCCACCTCCCCATGTTGGAGATGTTACTGTTTTATACCATGCAAATCGATTGGACGTTTCAAATGTTTGCTGAGAAGAATCCTTCCATGTTTGCAAATCAAATTCTGTTGAATATTCTACAGGAGACTCGCAAATGTAGTCAGCATGTTGATTGTTTTGTTTAAACGTTGGTCCGGAATGTCCGTATGGAGAATAATAAGTTTGTTTGCAAGTACAAGATTCCCAGCCCGCGCTTTTGTTTTTTGTTGTTAAAAATGGACAATCTGAATCATGAGGAACATCAGCGAAAATCGAGCTAAGAGGAGTTAAAGGACCGGTCCAAACAAACTTAGAAGCAGAACCGGAATTAAACAAGTAAGAAACGCCTGTTTGATTAAAATATTTATAATCCCCATTAACTACTGCAGCAGATGACAACCAGCAACACTCCGTCGCATCTGTTGGATTTGTTTTTTTATAATTTTCGACTTTATAGATTTTATCAGCAAGTTCGATAGATGAAGCTGCAACAAAATATGAGCTATCAATATTTTGAATTGGAACTGGAGAACATACAGAAGTTAAACTTGCCGTAGAAAGATAGTTTAACAATCCTTCCCCGCTTATTTGATCTACTCTGCTATAAGGCCAGAGAATAGTGTTATTGAATCCAGAAGAGATTGGCAAAGCGGCTTTTTCGAATCTATATAACCAAGCTCCACTCAGAGAACCTCTTGGAACAGTTGTATCTAAATCCCGTTCTGCCCTTATAAAAATGTTGTCGGAACCATCGGGAGTTTTTCCTGCCTTTGCTCCGCTATCAACAAGAGTGGTTTCGTTAAGTTGCAATTGAGTTGTTGAATCGGCGGGCAAAACTTGAGACCAATATGCTTCATTGACAGATGCTTTTGTTGCTGGTGGCAAAAACTGGTATTCGTCTTCAGTTTGAAAAGTTGAGCCCGTCCAATCAATATCTTCTGCAGACAGACCATAACCAGGAAACGGAAAGATAAACGAGGTTGTAGTATTTTTATTAATCAGACTAAGAACCGTTTCATTTTCTTCATTATATTCTTTTGAATATAACCAAGCAGCTTTGAGATCATCCCCGTTTCTTACAAAGATTGTATCAGCTGCAGACAAAGCCAACCCAGCAGTTGCTCCACCTATTCGCATGGAGCTTAAAGAGACTTGAGGTAATGGCTCCTCTATTGAAAGACTTGTATCAGTTGTTCCGTAGGGATAGAAAAAATAATTGTTTCCTTGCTGAAGAGGAATTTGATATTCCGTTGTAGCAATTAAATTGTCTAAAAATTCTAAATTATATTTGTCTTCCGCTAAAAACTTTTCCACATAATCTTTGTATAAAGCTTCATCGGTTGGTTCTAATATATTTGAAGTAAGTTCTGATACAAACGATTCGACTGTGGAGGAAGTCGGAAAAGAAAATGTATTAAAAAGCCAATCATCAGACGATAGCACAATACCTTTGGAGGAGAATAATTCTGCTGTTGCTTGATGAAAAATGTCGACATAACCTGATAACGGAGCATATGGAGATTTATCAAGATATTCCCCGTCATCATAAAGTTCTTCAACCTTTACAACCAATTGAGCTTTTAATGAACTTAGGCTGGGCAATATGCTTTGAATTCCTGGATCGAATTCTTCATTTTCTGAAGAAAAGTTTTCTAAAATGTGTTGATAAATTTCTTGTTCAATTCCTCGAATAGTTCCAATCGAATTATAACGTATTTTGACGTTTTTGAGACGCTTTCTTAATTTTAAATAATATAAAGCAATTTTTTTTAATTTTTTAGCAAAATATGGAATTCCTAGTAAGAGTTCCTTTTCATCTGCTAGATTAATCTTATCGTACCAAGTATTCTTTTCTTCGGTGGTAAAAAACAATTGCAATTGATCAAGAAGAAACAAATATTTTTGTCTGAGTAAAAATTTTGTAGAAACTTTTTTTTCTTTATTATTACGAAACCAGTCAATAACATAACGGTTGTAATAAAGAAATAAATCTTTTTCTAGTACAGCTGGCTTGGACTGACTCCATTCTAAAAATGAATATGGAGCATTAACATCGCCTTTTACTGTTGGCTGAACGTCTACGATTAATTTGAGAAATTCTTGTTCCACTGCCTACTAATTATTCTAAAAATAACTGTTTTGTAAGCAAATTATTAAACATAATGTCTACTAGCCCTTCGTCCCCGTACCACTCGTCCCGAGTCGATAAATTATAGTTAATTGTAGTGTACTTCGAATCCCAATCGATGACATTATCTTTGTAGCCAATTGCATCTTCGCTGTATCTAAAAAAATGATAGTTGTCAAATATTGGAGATCTCATTTGAGGTAACTCGATCATTGAAAGAGGATAGGAGGTCAAAGGTCCGATTGGAGATACAAATATTGATTGATATGTTCCGTATCTTCTGTCTTTTGCTATAATAGTTTCATTTGCAGAAATGAGAGAGGTTTCCGTTATTAATTCTTTTATATTATTTTGGAAATCGGTACTATAAGCGATATTTCCCCTGAGCCTTTGTTTTGGAATAGAAAATAAATTCAAAAGACGCATGACTGCTGCCGGAAAGTCTTTACCGAACGTCTTTGTACTATATGAGAGCTGATCAGCCATAGATACGAGCTGATCAATTTCTGACGTTTCTAAATCCGAGTGAGTTTGAACAAAATTAGCTATTCTTTCGTATGAAACTCGTCCGGGACTTTCGTCCGGCAAAGAACCATCCCCAACTATTGCAGGCAAAAAGTTATCGAAGAATTCTGTATTATTAGACAGATGTTCTGGCAAGGCCAAAGATTTCATATACTTGCCGCAATCAAATGTTTCGTTTACCTTAGCTATTTGATAATCGTTTATATCAAACACTCTAAACGGAGTAGAAGTATTAGCTATGTCTTCATCAAAGAATGCATATTTTTGATACCATCTATTGCCGGTCCAATCACTAGTAACTTGAGCAGAACGAGCAGTACTAAGAGGTACAGTTGGTGTTATTGAAGTGGTATAAATATTGGTAGGATTAATGTTTTTAAATACTCCTACTGTGTTTGTTCTTCCATCGACAATCCAAATACGATTGTAAACATCAATACCTAGACCATTCCATATTTCATTTTCATAGAGGGCTTCATTCAACTCTTGAGAAGTATAAGGGCGGTTAGCAACAGAAACGGTTGACAATTCGTTTTCAAACTTCCAAGTGCTCAGTTGATAGGTTCTTACATCATACATGCTCAAGAAGTTGTATCCGTGAGTAAACCACACATTTGCTTCCCGATCAAGAGCAATATAACTCGGATGTATGAATCCAGTAGATATGGAGCTCAAGAGCTGGCCAGCAGAAGAACTATACAACTCCACCGAATTAGAATTGTAACAAGCAACCCAAACGTCTTTGTTCGGATTAATTGCCAATGATACAGGAACGCTCGAAAGAGAGAGCTGAGAAGCAATTAATAATTGATTTCCTTGAGAATCAAATTTGATTAGCATCGAGCTTACAGGATGGGCACAGCAAGACCATATGTTATTATCTTGATCCGTTTCAACTGTTGTAGAAGCAACAATTGGGCTTCCTTCTACTTCAGCATCAAATGCTACAGTAACCGTTGGAGTAGCAGAAAGTATTAAATTTAAATTTTTATCAAATTTTAATAGTTCATAACTATTATACATTGAAATCCATACGTCGTTATTTCCGTCAATTGAAAGATAAGAAGGAACGCTTGGAAATATTCCTGTAATTGAAGACAGAGTTTTTCTGAATGTCAAAGTATAAGGTGGGTCAAAGTATTGTATTGTGTCTTGGTCCCCGTCTAATGCATACATCCTATCAATGAGAGGATTAAAAGCAATTCCGTATGTATTGGATGTTCCTGTTATTTCGTAAAACCCTGTTGTATTAACGACAGACAAAGCTGGAACACTGACAACGTATGTATCAAATGTTTGAGACTCGTAAGGAGAAAAATTATAGTTATAAAAAGATATTACGTTAATATTGCTTCGGAATGGATTATTAACGAACGTTTGAGCGTAAATTGGATATCCATAAGGAAAGCTAAACGAACCTTCTTCTGGGAGCTCTGGACTCTGGGCGGTCGAAGAAAGAGCAACTCTAACGTTGTACGGAAAGGTCGTTAAAGGAGTTATAGTTGTAAAAATATAACCTGGGCAAGGAATGCCGTTTTCGTCTGTTGCCTTGAAATATAAAGGAGAATCTACTTGATAATAAGAAGTAGGAATAGAAAATCCATCCCCGATCAAAGTTAAATTGATTGGATTTTGAAGACCAATTTCGTTTGTTCTTGGATAGCCAATTACATCCGATTGTTCTTGATCCAGATTGGGAGGAGTAAACCGACACGTAACCATAACTGGTATTGGTACGTCTTTCCATTTGATTGGATATATGTCGTTTAAATAGTTTTCAGTAATCTTGTAATTTGTTACAGGAGTATCGTTAACATGCCAAACTAATGTAGCTTTTGTGTTTTTAGGATTGCTATAGCTTTTGTGTTTGTAGTATTGAGACTCCGGAGGATACGAGAAATTTTCGGTGCTTAGCGTTGCATTTAAAAGTATAGGACTTTCGTTGTCTGTTCCAAGACCAGTTGATGAATCGTCAATATAATAAAATGATAGTTGCCCAGAAACACCAATAACAGTAGAATTTTTATAAAGAGGAACAGTGTTTACAACGACACTATCCCCAAACGGAACTTTTGTTTCTGCATCGATGAACCTCCATTTTGGAACCAAAAAGCTCCATTTATCAGGCACAGCAAAATGAGGAACTGATCTGGAATTGAATGAGTATAAACAAACACTAATTGATTCGTCTATTCTTGATGATGTAAGACTCAAAACAAAAGGAGTAAGCGTTTCCCTTCCTGCCATACCAAACTCGGAAGGGATTTGAGTGAATACTAAACCATCCCGACAAACAAGATCTGTATAAACTGGAGTAGAATCTATTAGAGGAGGCTGATTATAATTTCCTGCTGTTACCGATACTTGATATGTTCCAGGATGATTATATACATGAGAAACCTCTTTTTGATTATAAACAAACGTTCCGTCCCCAAGATCCCAAGAAATGTATTCGTAGGTATTTAAAAGGGCATGCTGAAACGTTGTAGAATAAACGTCGCCAGATAAGCTGCTAGGAACTGTGGTGAAGTAAGTGGCCATTTCTTATACAAACGAAGTACTTTCAATAATCTGTATTTTGTTTGCTATATCAAACAAACTATCAAAATACACAACCTCGAAGTCTTTAAAGTTAATGTTATTAGTAACAACCGACTTATCTAAAGTTGGAAAGGTTGGATTCCAATAAAATAAAGATAAACCATCATACGTTTCATTTGTATCCAATCTTCTTGTTATAATCTTGCTTACCCCATCGATGGAGAGCAAGCTTGCAGTTATCTGACTGTGATCGTGAATTCCTCCTAGTGTTGCTTTAGTCGGATCAAAATATGAAGTAAATGTAGTTACTACCTCATTTAATATAGAGCGAGATGATCTTTTGCTTGTTGAGAGTTTGACTATTTCTAGAATGCAAAAATCTTTGTCGTCAATATCTGTTTCAGTATCAGCAGACTTTACACCAAAAGCAAATGTTTTTACTACAAGATCTAAGAACGTTATTTCTGTAGTTACAGTTTTAAGTGGCTGAATGTCGGTCAAAAGAATTTCCTTCTGAGCAGGTAACAGATATTTTAAAGAAGAGGTTTGTGAAATTTTAGGCATCGCACAAATGTACAAGTTATTAAAATTGCAACTATCTGCATATAAAACTTATAAATGTTTCGTAATCTTGTTTTGTTACTAAACGGTATTGGCTCTTAAAGTTAGATGGAGCATTTTTTCGAATGCTGTCCGCGTCCTCAATGTCTTTTGGTATTGTGGAACCAACAATGTTATTAAAATACAAATTATTAAATTGATTTGTATTAAGGAATTCCACTCCGTCGCTTGTATCAGAAACAACGGAAGAAAAGTTAGTGGATGAATAAACTGACTTCTGAGCAGTGGACATTTGCTGAGGACCAACAACACCTCTTTCCCCAGAACTTTGGAGATAATAAATTATTACTTTGTCACCTGTTTCCAGCTTTCTGCCATTAATGCCATCTCCAAATACGACTTCGTATGTTAAATTTGAGTTAAGACGTCTTTCAAACACACGAGCGAATGAAGGTTCGACATAAAGATTTGGGACGTTTTTATATTGCAACCAACGGTTTTGATCTGATTCGAAAACATAAACATCAATGTTGAAGTGATCAATGAGAGCACCGTCATTGTTGGTTATTGTTACAATTTCACTTTCATCCCCAGCTGCTGTGTATATAGAGGTTTCCCGGTAAGTTCCTTGAAAAAGAAGTTTCTTGTTGGTTAAGTCTTCCAACTCTTGGACTCCAGATGAGCCTTGTGTAATTTTAAAATTAATGTCTTCATTAAAAGAAAACGTTACATTTCCTAAATTTACATAAGAATAGCGCGGAATAGTATAAATTCCAGGACTGAATCCCACTGCAGAACATTGAAAGGCAAGAGTGGAAGTCTGATAGCCAATTGGCTTATAGTCCAACATCTTAACAATCCTGTTGATGTTTTCGTAAAGTTGGGCTTCACTAAACATTGATTCCGTACTCGTTCTATTGAGATAGTAAATTAAAGTATTGAATGAATAAGAAACGATATCAATAATCGATGCAAGGTTTGACCCGATATAGTTTTGATCCGTAAATATTCCTTGATCATTGAGTCTTTCGATAATCAAATTCCGTAAAGCAATTGCATCAAAAGCAGCATAGCTATCTTTTGGAATTGGAAAAAGATTTGAGGGTTCAGAAGTCGTTGCCATGATTATTTGTTTCTTGATGTTTCAACAAAAATGAATGTTTGGTTTTTCACATCTAAAGTAGTATTTATAGAGGTAGTTGTATTAAAAATAGGGATAGAAACTACAATTGTTATATCATATTGATTTTCGTCCGGCATAGCTACAACATTGCATTGTCTTAAAGTTACTCGAGGCTCGAATGTTTCAATAGACGAAGCAATTTTTTCCCCTATGAGTTGACCATTTTCCCTAGAAACCGATTCAAAAAGATACTGGTTTAAATCCAATCCATACAGAGGAAATAAAAATCTTTGGCCAGGCTTTGTGTTAAAAAGGTTCTTAAGAGAATTTATTATAGCACTCGTATCAAAGTCTGCTTGAACGTCGTTTCCTTCAATTCTAGAATTTAACGTAGTATTGTAAACATACGTTTTAGCAAAGTCTAAATGCAGGTCTTTATAATAATAGGCTTTCCGCTCATATTGTTTAGAAATTTGCTCGAGATTTGTTATCTTAATGGCCACAAAATTACTTATTCCTGAAAAACTATATTGAGATTTTTCGAATAAAAATGATAAATAAGATTCATGAGTAACTTTGAAAAACTTTACGAAGCCGAATCAGAAAAATTCCAAAATGGAGGATTTATGGTGGGCCAGCGTGTTCGTTTTAAACCTGATGCTTTGAAAAGCGATTACGTTAAAAGTCGAGCACAATCCTTCCAAGACATCATTAAAGCATGCATGGAGCCTTCCTTTGATTTAAATCTTCGCATTGGAGCAATTAAATCGATTTATCCTACAACTACTCAAAATTACGGAAACGGAACCCAGCAGGCTATGGGAGTATTTTTTGACGTATATATTGAATATGCCCCGGGTTTATTTCGTAACCCCATTACAATTCCACTAGAAATCGTTTCTCCTATAGAAGAAAATGACAGAGGACCGATTCCGGACAGTCTCAAACGTCCAAATAATGTTCATGGACCAAAAGAACAAAAAGCTGACTCAGACATTAAAGCTGACGTCAATCTTAAAAACCAAAACGTCCAAATGCCTGGTGCCAATAAATGGGATGACACCAAACCAGGTGGTGGAAACTTTAAGTCCTAAGTAGAAAAAAATAAAAACCAAATGACAATATCACGCACAACCTATCTTTAAAAATAATGAAAACCTTATATTACAAATTCTTAGTAATGTTTTTTTATTATGTTGGTGATATTGCATGCAGATTTAATTTTGAATGGTGCTACAACCTTTATCAAAAAGCCATGAATCTTTCTGTTCATTACGACGAACAGATTAATTTCTGGTGGTGGAAAGAACCTCGATTAAATGAAGACGATGAAATATAACCCCATTAAACGTAAGTTAGGCATATCGTTCTTCGAGCATTTTGCAAGAAAAGAAGCTCTCAGAGAAGGCTTGGAAATTTCGTATGGTTCAAATAGCCTGAAGGCTGCTTTGTTCAGCTCATTCAAAAATTATATCGTAGAAGTAGAAGACATTCCTTTAGTTCAAACAACAAAGCCGTACAAATTTGGTGTACCCAACACCGTTACGATTGTTGTAAAGAATGCGGGATCTTTTAAAGAAAAATCCGACGAATTGAACAGAATACTAAATCAGCAAGGATATTTTATTGTAAAACAAGAAACTGTTGGAGAGGATGTGGACTTGTATCAATTCGAACCAAAGTATTCCGTAACAATCAGCAAGAACGAGATCGAATCTTTTCGAGTATTTCATGTTGCAGAAAAAGACAGAAAAGAAAAAATATTAAAACTTGGTTTAATTCCTAAGGATTCTAGAACTAGCTTCAAACACAAAGGAAACAGAATTTATTTGTTTGTAACCAACGAACCACAAAAGTATGTTCCCAACCTTTTGAAGACGCTTTCTAAAAGAGTTAATGAAGAAGAAGCTGAAGTTCAAAAAGATATGATTGTTTTTGAAATAGACAAAAAAGGAATTTCAAGCGAAGATCTGTATCTTGACGAATCTTTTGATTTTAAACCAGATTATTATGCAGTATTTACGCTGCATCCAATTAGATCAAATTATATAAAAATTTATGAAAACTAATAGACCTAAAATATTTGAAGAACAAATTGCTAGAAAACCAAACCATTTTTCTTGGACAGACTCGTTCGTTGAAAGTATACAAAACGGATTTTGGACGCACAGAGAATTCAACTTTAAGTCGGACATCCAACAATTTAAAGTCAATCTAACGGATCAGGAACGAGATATTATTATCCGCACGCTTTCTGCTATTGGACAAATTGAAATTGCTGTAAAAACATTCTGGGGAAAGCTCGGAGAGAATTTGAGATTTCCAAATTTTTCTGACCTAGGTTATACTATGGCCCACACAGAAGTCATTCACAATAATGCTTATGAGCGTCTTATTGATGTATTAGGCTTAAGTGAAGTGTTTGAAGAAAACTTAAAACTCGATTGGATTCAAGGACGTGTTAACTATCTTCGTAAATATACACACAAGTTTTATAAAGATTCGAAAAAGCAGTATCTTTATGCTATTATTCTGTTTACTTTGTTTGTTGAGAACGTTTCGTTGTTTAGTCAGTTTTATATTATTAATTGGTTTGCGAGGTTCAAGAACGTGCTCAAGGATACTGATCAACAAGTGAAATATACTCGCAATGAAGAAAACCTACATGCTTTGATTGGTATTAAAATTATCAATACCATTAGAGAAGATTATCCAGAAATGTTTGATGAGGAGCTTGAGCAAAAAATTCTTCATGAAGCAGAAGAAGCATACAAGTCCGAAGCAAAGATTGTTGACTGGATGATTAACGGCATCCAAGAAGAAGGATTAACTGCTCCAATCCTTAAAGAATTCATTAAGAATAGAATCAACGAATCACTAAAACAAATTGGTTTTAAAACGGTTTTCGAAGTTGATAAAGAGCTTTTAAAGACTACAGTGTGGTTTGATGAAGAATTGCTTGGAGAGAATGCGACGGATTTTTTTCATAGCAGGCCGGTTTCATACGCTCGGTCTAATCAATCATTTTCTGAAGACGATTTGTTTTAAGATATGAGTAAATCAAACGCTCGGAACAAAGATTCTAAAAAGCTGGAGCAAATCTACGAAGCAATTCGTAGCGTTGATTACTTTGTTAACGACGAGAAAAAGTTTGAATGGAATAACTTTGAAAAATTACACGTCGAAAATTTCAATTATAATTCTTTAAATCCCGAACTTGAATACTTTTTAGAAAGCTTCGAAAAAATTAAATCTGCTTCGCCAACGAAACATGGACAAGAAGATGTTTATGAGGTTGTGCTTCATAACGGGTTAAAATTTTATTTACATATCAATTTCATCCAACCTTCAGAGACTAAAGAATTCATTCAAACAAAAATTGTTAATGCGGAAATTAAAAATCAAAACGAAGCATTAGCAGACTATCAAAAGCATTTTTCAAATATTGAAAAAAATGAGTTGATTTGTATGTACAAAAAAGGTCGGAATGTCATCAAAGGAACTTTTTGTAACTCTAAAGAACGCGTTGTTGGATAGTATGTCAACTAAAAGCTGGAATGATATCAAAGCTATCGGCGCCAGAGTTAACATTGATGAAAACAAAAGAACCAATTTTTACAAATTTTTATTTCGAAAGTTTTTTAGCGATAGACTTCCGAATATTTTTGAGGATAGTGAAACAGAATCAGATAAAAACCTCAAACTAGTTTTTGCAACAAAATAATAATTTATGACCGAAAAATACTACTGGCTTAACAAAGACTCACGAAAATTTCAAAAGAAATTATATAATACCGGCATTGTATTGCTTAAGTATTTCTGTGAAAAGAAAATATCAAAAAAGACTATCCGTAAGCAAGCTAGATACACCTACTAAAGAATTTTATGTGTATTGTCTATATTACTCAGAAACCCAAGAAGATGCAAAATATACAGAAGATCGAGTGTTTTATATAGGCAAAGCTAAAGCAAAATTATTTCCTTGTTTAAGAAGAGAAAATAAACACATACAAGATGCATATTACGACAAACAACGAGCTCATTTTCCAAAATCTAGAAAAATAAGAAAGCTTTTAGAAAATAATTGTTTTATCATGTCAAAAATTTTACAAGAATATGATACAGAAGTTGAATCGTTTTTAGGAGAAATTAAATGGTTCAAGTATTTCGAAAACAAAAATATAAAACTTACAAACATAGCCGAATGTGGAGTTCAGGGTGTAGGTAGCGGCGTTTCTCATCCGAGCTATAATCACGAAATACGTCAACACTCCAACGAAATATGTAATTTATATGAAAATCATCTATGGTCTATGGACAGACTTAGCAAAAAATATAATTGTTCTAGTAGAACCATAAAATCTATTCTTAACGAAAACAAAATTTCTTTACGAGAAGATGCGATTAGAAACCCTATTTGGTTAAAAAAAGAGGAAATATTAAAAAAATATGATGAAGGATATTCGTTAAATCAATTAGCAATAGAATATAAAGAATATTCCGCTAATGTGAATTTTTATTCTGATATGCTAACAAAGTTGGGCCGCACTATACGTCAAACAGCAGAGTATAAAAGATCCGGTGCCTGGAAGCACGCTCAAGAAATTATTGGCAAGTACAACCAAGGGATTTCAATTAAAGAGCTTTGTTCACAATACAGCTGTGATTGTTCAGTTATTGACGGAATTTTTAAGAACAACAATGCAACAAAAAGAAAAAACAACCGGTCGTGGGTATGGAATTATGCTCATGAAATAATCGAGCTCAAAAAACAAAAATACACTATAAAACAAATAGCTGCAAAATATAGCGTTTGTGTACAAGTTATAACAAAAATATTAAAACACTATGAAAACAACTGAAAAATACTACTGGTTAAATAAGGATTCAGTCGCCTTTTTAAAAAGAGGTTATTTGCTTGAAGGAGAAGAGCCAATACAGAGATTTAAAGATATAGCACAAACTGCTGAAAAATATTTAAACATCAATGGATTTGCTGATAAGTTTGAAGACTATTTGTCTCGAGGATTTTATTCAATTAGCTCCCCAATCATTTCTAACTTTGGAAGAAAGCGCGGACTCCCGATCAGTTGTTTTGGTTCTTATATTTCCGATACAATGGAATCAATATTACACAAGGTTGCTGAAGTCGGTATTATGACCAAGCATGGTGGAGGAACTTCTGCTTACTTTGGAGATATTCGTGGTAGAGGTACTCCAATTTCATGTGGAGGAGAATCTACTGGTTCGGTTCACTTCATGGAACTTTATAACAAGTTAATGAATGTGGTTTCCCAAGGCAATGTTCGCAGAGGTTCTTTTGCTGCATATCTTCCCATCGACCACAAAGATATTGAAGAATTTCTTGAGATTCGTTCTGAAGGCCACGACATTCAAGAAATGTCATTTGGAGTATGTGTTTCTGATCAGTGGATGAAAGATATGGTTGCTGGAGACAAAGACAAGCGCAAGATCTGGTCGAAGGTCATTAAGAAGCGCTTTGAGTCTGGATATCCATACATTTTCTTTTCGGACACGGCTAATAACAACGCTCCTCAAGTTTACAAAGACAAGGGATTAAAGATTTATAATTCCAATCTTTGCAGCGAAATTTTTCTTTCTAACTCAGAAGACGAGTCATTTGTTTGTGATCTGTCGTCACTTAATCTCGAAAAGTGGGATGAAATCAAAAATACAGATGCTGTACAAACATTAGTGTACTTCCTCGATGCAGTCATGTCAGAATTTATCGATAAGACGGAAGGCATGCAATTTATGGAAGCTCCAAGAAAGTTTGCTATTAATCAAAGAGCTCTTGGAGTAGGTGTTCTTGGTTGGCATTCTTTGCTCCAATCTAAGATGATTGCTTTTGAGTCATTTGATGCAAAGATGCTTAATGCAGATGTTTGGAAGACAATCCGGGAACGAGCTGACAAAGCGACAGAAGAGCTTGCGAAGCTTTTTGGAGAACCAGAATTGCTCAAAGGTTATGGAAGAAGAAATACTACAACTTTAGCAATTGCGCCCACAACCAGTTCGGCTTTTATCTTGGGCCAAGTATCCCAATCGATTGAACCTTACAATTCAAACTATTATGTTAGAGACCTCGCTAAAGGTAAATTTTCATACAAAAACCCATACCTCAAGACTCTATTAAAACAAAAGAATAAAGACAATGATGAAACCTGGACTTCAATTCTTGCTCATGGTGGTTCTGTTCTGCATCTTGATTTCTTGTCAGATCATGAAAAAGATGTATTCAAAACTTTTGGCGAGCTTTCCCAAAAAGAAATCGTCATTCAAGCGGCACAAAGACAAAAATACATCGATCAAGGTCAGTCATTGAACGTAATGATCCCTCATGACGCAAAGCCAAAAGACGTCAATGAGCTTTTGATCTTTGGTTGGGAACAAGGAATTAAAAGTTTCTACTACCAAAAGAGTACAAATCCTGCACAGAAACTAGCTCGTTCAATTCTGACTTGTAAATCTTGTGAAGGTTAATAATTAAAATTAGCAACACGCTGCTTTAGAAAGGACACATATACACATGGCTAAAAATGCTTTTGAAATCCGTTTGGATATTCTTCAAATGGCTCATGCAGATGCTCAGATGCGTTATTTGGAAAAGCTTAATACAGTGAGAGATAACTCAGGAAAAATTACTGATAAACAACTCATTGAAGATCTTTTCCCAAAGACATCTGATATTATTGAACGAGCAGAAGAACTCTATTCTTTTGTTGAAGACAAGGGTCTTTAACGGAGTCGAACCCCAAATCCCTCTGGGCTACCAACCTGGAGGGATTTTTTTTTGTTGAGATTTTTTGCAATTTTGAGATAATTAAATTTGTTCAGCGCCGCAAGGGTTGAACAAAAACAATCATAGATTATAAATTATGACACAACTAACAACATACGTTCCGGGGCACTTTGCCTCAACAGAACGGGTTTATCGTCAGTTACCCGCTCTGTTCAACGATAACTGGCTAAACAATATCTTCGGAGAAGTCGACAAAGCGTTTGACGTCCCGAATGCAGTATATCCTTACAATGTTCTTCAAGTAAGGAACTCTAAGGAAGAGATTATTCAATACGAAGTTGAAGTAGCTCTTGCTGGAGTTGGTAAGGATAATATTGATGTGAAAGTCCGTGATGGCAAACTGCACATTGATATCAACAAAGACAAAGAAGAACTGTCAGAAACTGTGACTTACCTCAAAAAGGGAATCAGTCAAAGGAAAGGAAGCATGACTTTTAATCTTGATGAAAAAGTCAATTCCAAGAAGATTAGTTCTTCTTATAAAGACGGTCTACTTAAAATCGTTATTCCTGCTGTAAAGCCGGAAACTATTGATATTGATATTAAAGTAGAGTAATCAACCAAACATTAACAAACTTAAAGAGGGCTTCGAGAAGAGGCCCTCTTTTTTTTGTTACCTACTAACTTCTTCCCAATCCATGGAAGCAAACATTCCAGAACCATTAACAGTATCTGTAGAAGCAACTAAAGTAATTTCATACGGAGTCTTTGTTAAGTTGTTTCGTTCTAATTGGAATTTAAACAAAGCTTCCTTGAGAACATCCAAATTTGGAGAACCTTGATTAGAAGCATTTAGGAACCCGCTAGCCAATATTCTACCACCAGCGTAGCTTGTTCCAGTAATATTATACTCAACAGCACTATCATCCCCAGCACTAATCCATGATCCTCCACTAGTAACTCCTGTAGCTCTTACTTGCCAATTATAGTTGATACCATTTCCTTTTCCGAGAATGGATAAAGCAGTCAAAATAACAATAGCATCCATCCTGTCCGGAGTAGTTTTTAAACGAATTGCAATAATTGGATAATATGTATTAACAGCGGCAAATAACACAGGAGTTATTATAGGAATGCTAACTGCTTGTTGCAAACCTCTTAATTCATAACCGCCTTCAGAAATTACCGTAGAGCAAACTTGTTTTAAAGTATGAGAACCGTTTGTTGCTCCTTTGTTAGTAATTTCGTATCTTAGTGGCAGAGAAGCAGTCGTAATATACGTAGAAGCAATTAGATTTGCGTGATGGAACGAATGACAAACAATAAATTGACCGTTGATAACAAATCCGCAGCGCACTGTTCCGACTCCAAGCCACTCAACATCCATCCAAAAGATCTGAGCTTTTGTAATGTCTAATGTAATTTTTGAAGGACCTGTTCCATCAAGCTTGTCGCCATTCCATGCAGAAAGAGGAACAATTGTTTCAGAAGAAGGAGAGCCATTGACTAGACTTCTTTCAACAAAGCTGATTGTGCTGTCATCCAGCTGAACATAAATTCCGTTATCCTGACCAAAGTAACCAACTCTTTGACGAAGATTAATT